GTTTCCTCCAATTTCCAATTTTGCGGGTATCTGGATTGGTCCAATTTCTTCTTCAACCACCACAGTTCCAACATTCCTCATGGCTTCCTCAGCTTTGATGATCTCTCCAGAGTTAGTTCGAAACTTCTTCTGCATCTTTTCATATCGGGTCAGTACACGTTCTTCAAGCGTGGCATTCAACAACATGGATTTGATAAACCGCTCTCTCATCACCTCGACACACATGTCAACGAATTCTTCGTAATCAACAAGGGGTGTATTTGGAATTGGTTGCATTGATTCAGCATTATACAGTTGGATACGATAGACTGTGGTGTCGACCGGTCCACTACACTTTGATGGATCAAGACGTAGAACATTTTTACCAGTGGCTGCAGAGGGGCACAGCTTGGTAGTTTCAGGAGTGTTGATTACCTTTCCACAAATGTCGACTCTCCGTCGATAAGCATCAGGATAAGTTAAAGAATGCACGTTATACTCAAGTTTGTTGGAAGTGAGCATTAGTACCTTCGACGTAAACTTTGTCCTGCGCTTCTCTTCAAGAGTCGCCATATGTAGAGGATAGGGAGCGAGGTTGGCAGCTCTAATAATTTCCATAAATTCTTCATTCGGCGCCATTTGGGAATCAGCTCTCTGACCAAAGTCATCATAGACCACGATGTTCTGTCCTTGATAACCATCCCAAAACTCCTGTTCGGTATTCCTGAAATAGATATTTCTGGCAAAATCCGATGCATCAGACTCAGACACAGCCAAAGCTGCATTTAAGTCCGTTGCCAAAGGCCAAGCCATGCCAGACTTACCAACTCCAGATTCTCCAAACAAGTGAATAACAGCGGGTTCACAACGGGGTTTGTTTCCAAATGCTCCTGATGTATCACATGCCTTCTTCATTGCATTTATCACAGCAAACACACGATGGTAATATTGAGTTAGTTCTTGACTCAATCTCTTCTCGCCAAGCTCTCGTGCGAACTGAATACCCTCATTATAGAGCGAATCTATCTTGAGGACATAGTTCACGTCTTTCTGTAGATGCGACAACCCATCCATTCCCTGCGGACAACGCTTCAACAATGACAAAACATCTGCGGCCCATTTGTCAAAACCAATAAGGAATCGATCAAGATCTGAGCGCCTGGAGAATTTCTCTCCATGCACACATTTCCCGATCCACTCAATAACAGATTCGAACATAGGGCCAGCAGCTCTTTGAAACATCAAAATGTTCGTCACACTTCGGCACCGATCACCAAAGAACTTCAAAGTCCTATCACAGGATCCCAAAGTAGGTAGTCCAAGCGAATAGATCAAGAAGGTTGAGATCAGTGTGCCAATGATAGGCAAACACAACCAAGGTTGTCCCCAATCAATGCTGCCGACATCAATTGATTCAATAGTAGACAAAAAAGACAAGTCCATCTCGAGATGGGCAGGAACAGAAGAGGTTCCAAAGTCCTTGAACATTCTACCAACAAAGCTGGCAAAACGCGCAAACACCTTTGGTCCCAATTCCGTAGCTGCTTCAATCAAAAAGACTCGAATACGGTAGGCTGGTTGGGCACAGGACGTCACATACAAAGTTTTAATCAGACGCATAACACAAGAAATAGCACTCTCACCACCAGTTTGGATGGCAAAAGGTGCAAGGGCAGTCTGAAAGGAGTCAAGCACGGAATTTATCTTATCCATACCTTCATCCAACTTTGATGTGATACCAGAAACATTTGCGGAGACACGTGCAGACTCACCAAGGATAACATCAACCTTAGAGGTCATTGAATCCATGTGATTCCGCAGAGGGCGGATCGTGTCACTCACGTCTTCAATCAATTCTTTTGAACTCGCAATCATCTCACGTGCCTCTTCAGTCACATCTCCAAGTCCGAAAATCTGCAATGTGGCGTTCACTTCTTTCTTGTTTCGTGCCATAAATTCTCGTAGCGCAAGACTTGGCAACTCTGGGACGGCATAACGATTTGAAGTAACATAACGAGGCACATAAGCGCCCACAGTTTTGTCAAAACAGTAATCAATACCATCACGATCATCACCAACAAACTCAGCAAATTCAGTCACACCATGTTCTTCGATGTGTTCAAACTCCTCCTTTGAGATCCGAATGGTTTTCAACATTCCACGGGAATTCTGAACAACTTTTGTATATATTCCACACATTTTGCGGCGTACCATCTCACCATGGGCCTTGGCACTCATCGACGTTATTGGACTCTCCAGGACAGCACCATCAAGAGAACTGAAGTCAGACTCCATTTCCAGATGTGCATTTACCTCAACGTTTCCAACATTCATAGCCTCAACAATGTTTTGAGACATCGTTCTATCAATCCATTCCTGAGTTTTCTCAACACGGTAGTTCGACCTGTTCTCATGGTAATTTCGCACGTCATACATCAAACACTCTTCTGATCGTTCTTCATCAAAGAAAAAGTTCGTTGGCAGTGGTGTACCGCTCTGGCACCAACCACAACCACAATACTTCGAATGTTTTCTACTGAGAATTCCATGTTGATGGTCACAACAAGCATTTCCACCACACACGCACGGAAGTTCTCCATCGCATGAATATCTGGAACTTGCGCAGTCACAATCATCGTCACACATCAAATCACTTCGACCACTGGAACAATTTTCCCAACCATACCAATCTCTGTGACAATGAACTTTCCAATTACGATTTGGATACAATTTCTGACGTAATCCAAGGTCAACCAACATACGACCAATTATCCACTGACGACGTTTCCTCAAATTTGCATTTCGTCTCGACGTATCTTCATCAATTTCATCACTGGTCCAGATCTTCTGAGGACCTTCAACTTTCCTAGTTTTCTTCCAGTTCTTACCACGATAGTAAAGTTTCCCTTTCTTCGTCAACCTGGGAGGGAAAGGTAAGACGCGGATAGCGGCTTTCATCGTCATCTCCTTATGATCACCTTTGATCATGATTTTCTCAGAAGGGCCGTGGGAAACGAGCTTTTTATTATTAGCAAACATCCCAAAGTTTTGTGTCTTATACTGTTAAGTTCGACAAGTTTAACAGGTTGTTACATTCAGCACAATACACAACACTCTTGTGCTACTCATTTATTCGGAATCAAAAGAAGAAACTGCTTGAAATCAATCATCTGGAACTGAGACTTCCTCAGATTGATAAAATAATTGAACAATGTACATGCTTACACTTGTAAACACAATCCTTTATACCATATTGATAACATTCAAATTGACTTTATATCACTGCCGTAATCTCAAAACATTAACGTCAAGCATTGCAAAACTAGTTAAGAGCCCGCCACAAGCAATTTCAATATGAAATATACCAATACATGTAAAAGCTGTAGCAGAGATGAAGATTTTCTTTGGCGAGAAAATCAACACTCATTTGTCCCAGCAGACAAATGACACACCTAATATACTTCCACGAGCGGTATATGAATAGATGCCTCCACTTTGGAATATTCAATTAATTTCAAGGTTATTCAAACATTTCAGGTCAAGGGTCGGTACCATAAATAAATAATTTCAGGACAAGTTACACATGCACTTAATTATTGAGAGACTATATGATTAAGCCTCTCTATTTATAACTATATAACATAAACACTCAGCACATTTCATCGTGCGTATATTATGGAGTAGCTAAAAATACACTAGGGGGACCAAGCAACATCCCAAATGAAAAATCATCTTTTGCTGCCAGATAAAGCTCTGATGGTTTGGTTTGTTCGTCAGAGAACACAACCGTGACAGTCGGAATACCAAAAGTCACAATGTTTCTACATGTAATTTCACGTCGACAAGTGCCATAGAATGGAACCTGAATTTCATGAAAAGGGTTCAAAACAGTTTTGGTTATGTGTCTAGCTCCTATACCTCTTTCACCATCCAGATGGATCTGTGATGTGATAGTATTAATATTACTATCAACATAAAAAACTTTATAAGACATTCCTCCTCTATAGAAACCATACATTGGTGCAAAACGACCGAGATATGTATCCCATGAAGCCCCGCATGGTTGAGCGAGGTCTGTTACCTCATCGGGCAGATGAGTCGCAAATTGATGAGATTTCACAAGCTGTCGCAAAGATGTCAACTGTTCACCACATACATATTCAGTTGTATTAATTTGATCCGAATTAGTTTCGCCAAACGCGACAAATTTAGGGTTATTAACTACAGTGCCCACCGCAATTTGCAAATGGGCATTCACTTCATTTGATACCGGTGTTTCATTAGTTGCAAGACGAAGAGTCTTTGAGCGGGACACAAGACCAGCAAATTGACAATTCTTTGCATACTTAGAAACAACAATACCAATTTCACTAGCAACTGAATCAGGATGGATGAGAGGGGAAATGGACGTAACAGCTATTGTGCCTAAACCAAATGTTGATTCGTCTGCTGGTGCAGAATCCAAAACACTACGAAGCATAGGACGAGTAAACATATAAGGTACACAAATCTCAAGTTCTGATTCTTGAGAAATATCTATAATTTGTTTATAACAATTACTAGTATCCACACCAGTAACTCCACCCATTTCACCAGGGAAAAAGACTACTTCTAGTCGACCTGCATGAAAAGGTGTTTTAACGAATTTAATTTTATAATAAATATCAGCTCGCCAATACCCAGTATTCATACTCACATATTCAAAATTAGTGGGCATATAGATCTTATCGGGACCGACTGTAGTTGAAATAGGAATAGTTGATACAATAGTGGTAAAAAAAGACGTTCCCACGGGATCCGAGGATCTCCATGCTGCAGTCTCCACAACACCAGGATTATTACAAACATACTCCAGACTCATCTCATCAGTGTCCGTCATAAAAGCTTTGACTGAAGGAGATATCTCATTATCATTAGACATTGCTAAAACAGTTGAGACATCTTCAGCCTTGACCTGGGCAAAACCACGGGCTGCAATAAAATTAACTGGCTGGACGGCAGAACCAATAACAGGTCGTGAGTATCCAAAAGAAGAAGCCACTCCACCTACCAAATCTGAAATCCACGAGACAGGTCCCGCAAAATCAGAAATAATAGGAATTCGTGACAATACTTTAGATACACTACTGACCTTGGTTGCAACTTCCGAAATTGGACCCTTACCTTCATGCGCAATTTGCAGAGTCGCATCAACAGTAATTGGTCCATAGAAAGTTGGTCCCTTAAGAGTTATGTCATCAAACCAGTGGTACACTTGAATATTAATATTAAAAACTGAAGGTCCTTTAACGTATAAAGGGAAAATTCCCAAGCGAGCATTTCTAAAATCAGTGGTGGAACCATTAAGCATACCACAGTCCCTAGTATCACACCAAGGAACAGTAATCTCATATGAATCCATCAACTGTATGTCCACCAAATCTCCTGGACAGGAGGTAAGACTGGGCAAATTTCGACGTGCCAATTTATATACATCGGGTTTGAAATCATCCATTGGCGCATAACCAATAAAAAATAATCCTTCGACATAGGGGCTCACGTTAAACATAATCTTCAATTTTGATGTAGCTGAAAAATATCTAAAATTAGCTAACTTATTAGCACGTCCAGCTATGGTCATAGCAACGCGAGGCAAATCGAACAACGCAGTGGAAGGACGATCTGTTTCTACATAGAGCGCAGCTGGATTGACATCAGTATTTATATTATAAGAACCTAGCAAAGCTGGCCGCTTCAAATAATCTACAATCGAATGATTAGTATCCAAGTTTAGTCCATTAATAGGAGCTACAAAAGGTGAAACCACCTCTTGAGCTGTATCAATAAACTGGGTGATCTGTTCAACTTGAACAGATTCAGAATTTAATTCATTTCCTGCATTAGAAGGCAGGTCTTCATTTAAATTTTGAGTAGTAGCAGGTTAGTTTAAGACCTTCCAAAGCTACGTATAGCGATGTTAAAATACAACCTAATATTTTAAAGGAATTTTGTTGAGAGAATTTATTGGGGCTGCCAACGAAGCTTCTCGATCTAAATAGATCACTTCTTATATATTGAGATACGTTAATATAATATTTACAACAATTACATATATATATTCATTTAGACAATACATTATAAACAATGATCAAACGCAGTTGTAATCAACAATGTTTGAACAAAGAACCGAATAATTCTATAATCAATAGGATATTCATACTTACATTTCCAGTCGGGTTTTCATCAAAATCTGATAGGGGATTGTACAGGCTATTATTCTCCTAGCCGGGAGGAGCATAAAGGATTAACGTCCCAATACTGACGGTCAGATATCCCAAAAGGGGCCCCTGACAAGGCAATATGCATGTATACGCGAAAGGCG